ATTACCTGCTGTAGGTTTAACTTGATCAAGGTGTGCCTTTGATAAGAACCCAAAGATACCCATAGACGTTATAAAAATTAAAACTATGATTGCTGTAAATAGATATGCCTTTAATGTTTTAGGAATGTCTGAGCGCCAGTTATGATATAACCAACTGGCCGCAACTAACTTACCTACTTCTAATGCTGAACCCATTGCAATAATAGGTACGGCTGCACCAGCAAATAATGTTGCAAGTCCTAATATAGAATAACCAGCTGCAATTAATGAAATTGCAATTGCACTTATAAATGTTAGTATTGTTAAAAACATAATATTATTTATGATAACCAGTTATATATTGCTCTGATAGCAAGAATTAAATACATTAACTCCATCAATGCTCTAGGTATATCTTTATCTTTAATACCCATGTAAATCCATATTGAACAACTACATGAAGCAATTGCCCAACCTATCCACTGTGTATTCGGTTCTGCATTTGATAGTATGTAAGCACCAAACATTGCAAGTACAAAACCTAACCATCGCCAACCATCTATACCTGTGTAATATCTTATTTTCATGCTAAATCTATATTTAAAACTATTCTTTTTTTTGTCTCAATTGGATTACAACTTGCGTGTAATACAGAACCATCAAACATTAATATTCTACCTTGTTTTGGTGTAATTCTCTTATGTATTTTATTATTGTTAAATAATATTGTATCTCCATCACTATCTAAAACATAATATATTAGTACTTTATGTTTAACATTAAAATCTGTATGTGGTTTATTAAAATTATCTTTTGTAAAACCTATTTGTTGCAATAGTAAATTTGCTTTAGCTCTTATGATTTTTTTTTCTAACGATAACTCTTTTAATAATGGTTTAATTATTTGATAGTAGTATGGTGATTTAATATTATCGTGTGTGTAAAAGTTATGAGCAAACTGAATAGTAGTTTTTATATTATTGTCTTTAATTGTAGTTTCATAACCTGGTGTGTCTTCATCTGAATAAAACCATGCAAAATTAGATGAGTCTAAAATAACCTTTTTAATTTGTTCTTGTAATTGTTTTGATACTGCATTGTCAAATATTTCATAATTATTTTGCATATTTTGTCCAAGTCTTATCTAAAAAATAATACCAAACACCATTAATCATAGGTTCTATTACTGCGTCAGCACCTGCTAATGCCCAATCTGCACCAGTAATTAATCTATTAGAAGTCATAGCAATTATTATATGGCCTATGGTGTAAACTACAGCACGACCTATACTATTGCCTAATATCTTTTTTAATAAATTGTAAATACCGACTTTAAATTCACTCATAGATATTTTTTCTTGTACCATTTGTAAAATGCTTTATCATTAAAGTATTCTGCAATTGCACTAGCGGGTACTTGGTCACTTCTTATACAATCAGCAACATCCTGATAATCTTTTATATCAACTTTATACATTTTCTTTAATTTCATTTTAGATAGAGCCATAAGAAATCTCCTTCTTTTTTCTTTTTTTAAATTAAACCGTGTCATCACCGTAGGGATGTATCAGATTTCTGTTTTTCTTATCTTCTAGTTTTAGTCTTTCTTTTTCCTGTAAGTGTTCGTATATTTTAAGTATTATTAATAACCCTAAAATACATATTACACTTGAAGATAACATCATAAACAATCCAAACTCAAACGTCATTATTTAATCTCCTTAGGTTTCTCTTTTGGTATAACTGTATCAGATACTTTTTCTTTAGGTGGCACTTTTTTCTTAGGTTCATTTACTGCCTTATCTGTTGCCACTGTGTTTTCTAGTTTTCTGACTCTTTCAATTATTCTAATTACTCTTTCAGCGTAATCAGGTGTAGTTGAAAATTTTGTTAAAGTTTTAGGTAACTCAATACCATCCATCTTATTATTAAGCACCAATTGTTTAGTTCTTAACTTTCTAAACTCGTCATATGCAGGATGATTATTTAATATTCTTACATATTCTTTTACACTAGCACATTTACTAGGAAAGACTCTTACTTGCCATGGATTAGATTTAGGAAAACCTTTAGGTAACATACCTGGATGATCACCCCACGTTCTAATACCAAATAAGTTATTACCCTCTATAGCAAATCTACTCGTACCCCAAGCAGACTCAAGCGCTGCCTGACCCATAATCATTTCAGTAGGTACTCTTTCCATTCTTGGTGTTTCAAAATTTACATAGTCAATACATTTATTCAATGCTTTTACAAACTGCACATCATTAACATATTCCATACTAGGTTCTTGTAAACCTAAATCGTTTGCCCATTTAGTATATTCATTTTCAACTGTTATTTTAACTTTGTGTAGTGTGTAAGGATTAGGATAAAACGAACCTAATAAAAATGTAAATAACAAAATAACAACACCGTATAAAATCTTTTTCCAAAAAGGTATTGTCTTCTTAATTTTCTCAACTTTTTTTATCATAGATTTCCTTCTTTTAGATAGCTTTTTAATTTCCTAGTATCCCATTGACTTGTCAGCACATAATGTTTATGGGTAACCTTATGTTCATTTATAGGACCTATATAAGGTATATTATATTCTCTTTGAAATATTAGAACACCTTTTAGATATAAAGGTAGCATTACATCTAACATCTTGTCATTTTCATCCTTTTTTACTTTAGGTGTTTGAAAATAACCTTTTCCTTTTATAAGACCTTTTACTAAGTCTTTTTGTTTTTTACTTAACTTCATTTATCCTCCTCACCATATATTCATATCCATGTTCGCTAAATTTCTTTTGGGTAAATGCAAGTAGTTTATTATCTAAAAGCACTCTATAACTTTTAAATATTTTCTTACTTGTTTTGCCTGGAAAATTGTCTAATATATCTTTGTGTAGATGGCCTGTGTAGTAAACAACATTATCTTTTTTGCCATCTAAAACTTCGCCAATAATGTTGACGCCATTTTTAATTTGTTTCTTTAACCACTCGTCTATATAACTTTTTTCAATTGCTTTCATAATATAAAATATAATTTATAATCTTAAACCGACTTTACTAACTTTAGGCTCAAACGACCAAAATAATTCATTATGAGCACCAGTGTCACCTAAATTTTGCATTTGATATAAATGTACCATTTCGTGTATTAACGTATCTAAAAAATCTCTTTTTGTTCTATACTCTGGTCGCATTTCTAATTGATAAAATCTAGTGCCTTTTCTTTTCCACTCCATTGTCACCACTTGACCATAACACTTATCTCTAGTTAAGTCTTTTATTTTAACATCCCCAAAACCTGACAACTTTTTTTTAAAAACAACTCTATTAAATTCAGCAAAATACTTTTTAATATCTTTGTAAGTTGTTTTGTACTTTTTTTTAATAGAGCATTGTCTAGTTATTTTACTTTTTAATTTAGCTGCTTGTGACATCTGTTTTATTTTTCTCTTCATTCTTTTGCCTGTCCTTATCCTCTTTGTTTAAAAGTATCATACAAGTCAAGCCTGAAAGAATTATTATTACTAATTCTTTAGGGATAAAAGCATAAAGTATTTGTAGGGCTTCATACATCAAACTAAATACATCCATTTGAAGACCCCTCTAGTAATTCGCATTTGTATTTTTCATCAGCCTGCAATCTTAAATCAGCAGCAATACCCTCTAACACTGACGGTAAATACTTTTGCAATATAATAATTGAGTCAATAGCAAACTTATGAGCAAGTTTTTCAAGTTCTTGTTCCATAACTTTACTATGATCCATATTACCTGTTATAGTTTCTGTAATCACGTGACCTATAACAGCTTCGGTATATTCATTTGCATTTGCATTTGACCACGCATTTGCAAGAGCATATATCCAAAAATAAACAATGAAGAATACTACTACTACTTTTTTCATATTAGTCTCCATTCTTTAATAGGTAAGCAAGTTCATCATAGTCCGTACTATCACAAACAAGACCTAGGTTATCAATATTTTCAATTTGACTAGCAGCGTCATCAAGCGTTAATTCGTTATTAACTAACTTGTCTTTGATACCGTCTAGCTCTTGTTCTACTTTTGAAGTAGCCCAATCTTTAGTTTTAGCCATTAGTGTATGTCCTTTCTTTTGTTATTCATACTTAAATAATATCAGTTTAAGACACATACTGCAAGCATTATTCCAATTATTTTATATTGAATTATATAGGTATTTTAGGGTGCGACAATTTGTCGTGCACCCTAAGGTTGTAATCGTATCGAATCAGATACAATTATTTAGTATTTTTTAGGAATTTGTCGTTCCAATCAAATGCTTTCTTTACTAGGTCTGCTGTTAAACCATTGTAAATATTAGATAAATTCTTATTCCTAACATTTAAAAGTAGTTTAGCTTCTTCAGCGTGTAAACCCTCTAGCATTTGAATAAACATTATTTCTCTTTTTGCTTTGTTAAGTCTATTAGCACCTTTTATAAAGTAATGTAGTCTTCTAGCTTCAGTATGAAGTGTTGTATGTTCAGTACCTGCTGGAGCGTCATTTTCTTTATATGGTGGTGTGCCTTCAGGTAGTTCCCACACGATTGCAGGATCAAAGGCACCTTTTAAAACTTGTCTCATTGGTGTACTATCATTTTTTCTTAGCACATCAATTTTAGCTTGTTCTGTTTCTGCTTTATCAAAGTCTCTAAAGATTTCAAAAAATAATGGGGCTGATGAACCTGACATTGCAAGGTTATTCAATCCACTTGTTGTAGTTGTTGTAGGCATAATTTATTTCTCCTCATTTCTATTTAGTAATAGAATAAGGGCGTTATTTCTAACGCCCCTATATGTGTAATCTAAATTACGCATTTTTGTAAGCATACGAAGTGCCGTATAACTTTTTGATCCCAGCAGCGATTATCGCTTTTGTAGGAACTCCCATTCTGTATGAAGTACCTTTAGCTGTTTTGTTGATATAGATCATATTACCTTCTGATCTCAATGTATCAACAAGCGCTCTTGGGCTTGTAAGATCAAATCTGTTTCTTAAAGCTTTCCAAGATACAGACTCACCTTTTGATAAAAGGTTTAAAACTTTTTGTCTTTTTGACAAAGTTTTTCTGCCTCTTGTTGATTTTCTTTTTGTTTTAGATACAACTTTTGCTGTATCACCGAATAATGATTTAAACATTATCACTCCTTATTATATATGTGCCTCAAATAATAGATTGTATAGTGGCACGTTTACTATACAAAATATTCCAAAGTGCTTTATGGAATCTTGTCACCCTCATCTTTTTGATGTTTTTTAATTAACTCTTCTAACTTTTTAAGAGTTTCTGGTGGTAAATCTTTTTTCTTTATTTTACTTCTAAATAAAATATCAGAATAATCCATTTGTACATAACTTAATTTTTTCTCGTCTTCTTTCTTTAATATCTTGCCGTCAGCAGAAACGCTTTGAGCAACACGATCAACAATATTTTGTAAACTATGTTTCATACTAAAATCTCTATACAATAATGACTTAATAGATTCCATTACCATAGCAAAATCTTTTTGAAATTCTACATTATCAACCTGTATAGCGTTTTCATTAAAGACTCTAAACAAATCATCCTGCAATTTTTCAATTATTTTTGATACAAATATCTTTGCCTGTAAATCTTTTATTTCTTTTTTTTGTTTATCAGAAATTTTAGACTTAGGTATATCCTGTTTTATTTTAGGAAAGATTAATATATTATCGTCTTTTTTATCTGCCATCATTTGTTTACTTTGGTTCACCCTTAAAATTACATAGACCTTCGTCTGTTAACTTTTCAACTAATTGATTATAACCACCAACTAATATATCGTCTATTTTAATTTGTGGCATACTTCTAACTTGTTTGCCAATGTCATCAAACATTTCATTGACATCCTTGAAATCTTCCATTTTCTTTTCTGTGTAATTAAGGCCAACACTTTTGATTAAGTTCTTGGCCTTAACACAAAAAGAACAATTTAGTTTTGAATAAACTATTATTTTACTGTTCTTGTCCATTTGCGATTAACTCCACTTCGTCATATTTCTTCTCAGCAAGTTTCTTTAACTCGTAAGCGTCAACAACGGTTTCAATAGCATAATCATACATTTTGTTAGCGTCACCGAGTGGTAATCTTAAACCTACCCAAGCACGATAGTAACCATTCTTAGTCATAGTCACTTCTTGTTTAAAGGTCTCGTAACCTCTAACAGGTGTATTCTTAATAATATTGACAAGTGTTGTTTCAACATCCGTTACCACAGTTTTAGTATTTGTTTTACCTAATTCTGTTGTAAAGATTTTTGCCTTCTTATTCATTTCTCCTTTAATCATATCAGCCATTTCAGCTTTTGCAATTAAAGAAGCCTTCTCTATTGCAAGTTCAAGGTCTGGTGATACTGAAGTACCAACACCGAATATACACTCTTTATCTTTGTTTTTACCAAATCTAGTAGTGCCACATTCTTTTTTAGCGTTGTAGTCATTCATATACCAAGCAGGTACCTTACTTACTACTTTACCTTTTTCTTGTTTTATTGTATAAGTATTTTGAGCACAATTTGTTAGTGCCAAACCTACTACTGCAACAAACAATATTTTCATATACTTATTCATCATTTATTACCTTCTCCTTCATATTATACACTAACTCTTGCGTTTTGTCAACAAGCTGATACTTCTCAACTGTTGCGTTAAATGATTCCCAGTTAAGAGCTAGTAAAACCCAAAGAATCATTATCGTAAATGTAAATTTAATCATTACATAACCTCCCATTTACCTGTTGGACTCAAACACATAGTACCTGGTCTTTTAAACCATGACGTTGGTCTTGCGTATTTTCTGCAATATACTGGTGCATTTGAATCTTTATAATAAAATTCAGCAAATAATTCCCAATAACCAGGTTTCTTTGCCTTTTCTAATTCTATTTGTTTTTTTAACTCTTCAATCTTTTGACTCTTTGTAATCCCAAATTTTGTATCTGCACAATGTAATTCTTCTTTTTTAACAATCTCATC